CGGTAAGGTACTGCATACCCACAAACACCCCGGCGACAGCGGCGGCACAACCGGGAGTCCTTTATGACAGCGCGTTATCTCGGAATGAATCGCAGTGATGGCCTGACTGTCACTGACCTTGAGCATATCAGCCAGAGTATCGGCGATATCCTGTGTACCCCCGTCGGCTCACGGGTGATGCGTCGAGATTACGGCTCGTTGCTGGCGTCAATGATTGACCAGCCGCAGACTCCGGCGCTTGAGTTGCAGATTAAGGTCGCCTGTTACATGGCTGTGCTGAAATGGGAACCCCGCGTCACCCTGTCATCCGTCACCACTGAGCGCGGTTTTGACGGGCGAATGACGGTCACGTTAACCGGCCAGCACAACGACACCGGCCAGCCACTTTCGTTAACCATCCCTGTGAGTTGAAACCATGCCGATTATCGACCTGAACCAGCTACCCGCACCGGATGTGGTCGAGGAGCTGGACTTTGAAACCATTCTTGCCGAACGCAAGGCGACACTAATTTCCCTTTACCCGGAAGACCAGCAGGAGGCGGTCGCCCGTACCCTGACGCTGGAATCCGAACCTCTCGTCAAACTGCTGGAGGAAAATGCTTATCGTGAGCTTATCTGGCGTCAGCGTGTGAATGAGGCCGCACGGGCGGTGATGCTGGCCTGTGCTGCCGGTAATGACCTTGATGTGATTGGTGCCAATTACAACACCACACGCCTGACTATCACCCCGGCAGATGATTCGACCATCCCGCCGACACCGGCAGTGATGGAGTCTGACACCGATTATCGTCTGCGTATTCAGCAGGCGTTTGAAGGTTTAAGCGTTGCCGGGTCGGTGGGTGCCTATCAGTATCATGGTCGCAGTGCCGACGGGCGTGTCGCGGATATCTCTGTCACCAGTCCTTCTCCGGCCTGCGTCACCATCTCTGTGCTGTCACGTGAAAATAACGGTGTGGCATCCGAAGACCTGCTGGCCGTGGTACGTAACGCCCTGAATGGCGAGGACGTCAGACCGGTGGCCGACCGCGTGACCGTACAGTCTGCCGCCATCGTTGAATACCAGATAAACGCCACGCTTTACCTTTACCCTGGTCCCGAAAGCGAACCCATCCGCGCTGCCGCCGTGAAAAAACTGGAAGCGTACATCACGGCACAGCACCGGCTGGGGCGCGACATCCGTCTGTCTGCCATTTATGCTGCTTTGCATGTGGAAGGCGTGCAGCGTGTCGAACTGGCTGCACCGCTGGCCGATATCGTGCTTAACAGCACGCAGGCGTCTTTCTGTACCGAATACCGCGTCGTGACCGGAGGCTCGGATGAGTGATTCGCGACTGCTGCCGACCGGCTCATCACCGCTTGAAGTTGCCGCCGCAAAAGCCTGTGCGGAAATTGAAAAAACGCCGGTCAGGATTCGTGAACTGTGGAACCCGGACACCTGCCCGGCAAATCTGCTGCCGTGGCTGGCGTGGGCGTTTTCGGTCGACAGATGGGATGAAAAGTGGCCGGAAGCGACCAAACGCGCCGTTATCCGCGATGCCTATTTCATCCACTGTCATAAGGGCACGATAGGTGCAATCCGGCGTGTGGTGGAGCCGCTCGGCTATCTCATCAACGTGACGGAGTGGTGGGAAAACAGTGACCCGCCCGGCACCTTCCGGCTTGATATTGGTGTACTGGAAAGCGGTATCACAGAGGCAATGTATCAGGAAATGGAACGGCTGATTGCTGATGCCAAACCTGCAAGCCGCCACCTTATTGGCCTGAACATTACCCGGGACATTCCCGGCTACCTGTTCGTCGGTGGTGTGGCTTATGACGGCGATGTAATTACGGTTTACCCCGGATAAGTGAGGAATAATGAGCACAAAATTCAAAACCGTTATCACCACTGCCGGTGCAGCAAAGCTGGCAGCGGCAACCGCACCGGGAGGGCGGAAGGTCAACATTACCACGATGGCCGTCGGGGATGGCGGTGGTAAATTGCCTGTCCCGGATGCCGGACAGACCGGGCTTATCCACGAAGTCTGGCGACATGCGCTGAACAAAATCAGCCAGGACAAACGAAACAGTAATTATATTATCGCAGAGCTGGTTATTCCGCCGGAGGTGGGCGGTTTCTGGATGCGAGAGCTTGGCCTGTACGATGATGCGGGAACGTTAATTGCCGTGGCGAACATGGCCGAAAGTTATAAACCTACCCTTGCCGAAGGCTCAGGGCGTTCGCAGACCTGCCGCATGGTCATCATCGTCAGCAGTGTGGCCTCAGTGGAGCTGACCATTGACACCACAACGGTGATGGCGACGCAGGATTACGTTGATGACAAAATTGCAGAGCATGAACAGTCACGACGTCACCCGGACGCCTCGCTGACCGCAAAAGGTTTTACTCAGTTAAGCAATGCGACCAACAGCACGTCTGAAACACTGGCCGCAACGCCGAAAGCGGTTAAGGCCGCATATGACCTTGCTAACGGGAAATATACCGCACAGGACGCTACCACAGCGCGAAAAGGTCTTGTCCAGCTAAGTAGTGCGACCAACAGCATGTCTGAAACGCTCGCCGCAACACCAAAAGCCGTTAAGACGGTAATGGATGAAACGAACAAGAAAGCGCCATTAAACAGCCCTGCACTGACCGGAACGCCAACGACGCCAACTGCGCGACAGGGAACGAATAATACTCAGATCGCAAACACGGCTTTCGTTATGGCCGCGATTGCCGCCCTTGTAGACTCGTCGCCTGACGCACTGAATACGCTGAACGAGCTGGCGGCGGCGCTGGGCAATGACCCGAATTTTGCTACCACCATGACTAATGCGCTTGCGGGTAAGCAACCGAAAGATGCCACTTTGACGGCGCTGGCGGGGCTTGCTACTGCGGCAGACAGGTTTCCGTATTTTACGGGGAATGATGTTGCCAGCCTGGCGACCCTGACAAAAGTCGGGCGGGATATTCTGGCTAAATCGACCGTTGCCGCCGTTATCGAATATCTCGGTTTACAGGAAACGGTAAACCGAGCCGGGAACGCCGTGCAAAAAAATGGCGATACCTTGTCCGGTGGACTTACTTTTGAAAACGACTCAATCCTTGCCTGGATTCGAAATACTGACTGGGCGAAGATTGGATTTAAAAATGATGCCGATGGTGACACTGATTCATACATGTGGTTTGAAACAGGCGACAACGGCAATGAATATTTCAAATGGAGAAGCCGTCAGGGCACCACAACAAAAGACCTGATGAATCTTAAATGGGATGCTTTGTCTGTCCTTGTTAAAGCCCTTTTCAGCAGTGAAGTAAAAATATCGACAGTCAATGCACTGAGAATCTTTAATTCATCCTTTGGTGCTATTTTTCGCCGTTCTGAAGAATGCCTGCATATTATCCCCACACGAGAGAATGAGGGGGAAAATGGTGATATCGGGCCACTACGCCCCTTTTCGTTGAATCTCAGAACTGGTCGCATAACTATGGGGCACGCTCTGGATGTTACAGGAGATATAACAACTAACGCATGGGTGTACGCAAACCGCCTTGCAATTAACAGCAGCACAGGCATGTGGATTCATATGCGTGACCAGAATGTTATTTTTGGACGTAATGCGGTATCCACTGATGGTGCTCAGGCTTTGCTCCGTCAGGACCATGCCGACCGCAAATTTATGATTGGCGGTCTGGGAAATAAGCAATTTGGCATCTACATGATTAATAACTCAAGGACAGCCAATGGCACCGATGGTCAGGCATACATGGATAATAACGGTAACTGGCTTTGTGGTTCGCAAGTTATTCCCGGCAACTATGGCAATTTTGATTCCAGATATGTGAAAGATGTTCGACTTGGTTCACAGCAATATTATGGAGTGAACAACTGGCAAACATGGAATTTCCAGTGCCCATCAGGTCATGTATTGTCTGGTATTAATGTTCAGGATACAGGTTCCAACTCTGCCGATAATATAGCGGGTGTTTATTACAGACCCGTCCAAAAGTATATAAATGGCACCTGGTATAATGTAGCGAGCGTTTAATATGATGCACTTAAAGAACATAAAAGCGGGTAACGCTAAAACACTGGAACAGTATGAGTTAACAAAGAAACACGGAGTTATCTGGCTTTACTCTGAGGACGGAAAAAACTGGTATGAGGAAGTGAAGAACTTTCAGCCAGACACAATAAAGATTGTTTACGATGAAAATAATATTATTGTCGCTATCACCAGAGATGCTTCAACGCTTAATCCTGAAGGTTTTAGCGTTGTTGAGGTTCCTGATATTACTGCCAACCGGCGTGCTGATGACTCAGGTAAATGGATGTTTAAGGATGGTGCAGTGATTAAGCGGATTTATACGGCAGACGAACAGCAGCAACTGGCAGAATCACAAAAGGCAACTTTGCTTTCCGAAGCCGAATCCGTGATTTTGCCACTGGAGCGCGCTGTCAGGCTGAATATGGCAACAGATGAGGAGCGCAGTCGACTGGAGGCATGGGAACGCTACAGCGTTCTGGTCAGTCGTGTGGATCCTGCAAATCCTGAATGGCCGGAAATGCCGCAATAAGTTGTATGAACTCTGGTGTGAGCTTACATATCTATGACACAGAGTAAAGCCTAATCTGGCAGTCCGCTCTGTGCCATTACCGGACATACTGAGCAGAAGGCTAAAAAGGACGCTTTCAGGACATATAGCAAGGGAGCAAGGATGAAAGAATTAACCCAGTATATTTAATGTTTCAATCATGATAGTTTCTGAATTAAAGGGGGCTGTCCACCCCCTTTAATTACTTGTTCCACTCAGTCAGAATTTGGTTACTAACTTCATCTGAGAGATTGTACCAATAAGCTGAGTTATTGGTTGCGTCTACAACAATAAGCTTATCATCACTATCCATGACCGCCCTCACAATTTTGGCTGCATCCTCGGCAGAGTAACTACAGTTAACATACCAGTTCGATTCAGTTGTTAAAGCCCAATTTCCTAAAGATTTAATTGCATCATACACAGCCGCATAATCTTTCGTTTTAATGAGGTCGTAAGTAATAAATAAATTATTAGCCATAAATCATCTCCCAAAGGACAAAGAAAAAAGCGCCTAGAAAGGCGCTCATATATTAATGGTCTTTAAGCCATGCCTGTACTTTCTTAGCCGAATGACCTACAGCCTGTACGGCTTGAACAAGTTTGGCCTCGCTAACTCCAAACTTTTCAGCCCAATCACGTCTCTCGTAATCCTGTTTGATACTTATTAAATCATTGTCAGGGGTACCGATTTTGGTCTTATCATCAGCCATTTTACTGATTCCTCGTGATACAGGCTTATACCTGCCCATTAGTTATATGGCTCCCGTGCTGCTTCGTAAACGTTCAATAATCAAACAATTGACACTGATCATAAAACCAGTTGGAGGATTTGACTCTAGCTTGGATATATGATGATGCCACCCTCTTTATATTGTTGTCGGTAACTCACAGACATTGAACTCATGCTGGTGAGTGAAAGGCTACATAAACGCCCAACATTTAAACTGCCCTCAGCAGCGTTTGCGGAGCAATATACAGGCTTCGTATTCAATCCTTGCCCTACGAGAAACCCTAGCCGTTGCCTCGTTTTCAAGTGTCAGGAAGTTCTTTGTCAGACCTCATACAGTCTTGGGCTGGGTGAGGTGCATGGGGGAAGTAGAAGCCTTAACTGTTGAGGTAAATCGAACCATAAGTGTGCAATTTTTCAAGCCCGGCGCTATTTTAGTATTGAAAACAATTAGTACGCCCCCAAGGACAACTCATGATCGAATTTATCGCAGAGCATATAAACACAGTAAGTACACTTATCTCCGCTTTGGCAGCATTGCTAACAGCAGTTGCTACATTTTTCTTGTGGAGAGTAACAAGGCTATTAGCAGACGAGACAAAAAGGATGGTTGACGCATCAGTTCAACCTCATGTCGTTGTGACTCTTGAACCAAATTCTTGGGCTGCTTTTTATTTTGATATCAATATTGCTAATACCGGAAATGCCCCAGCCTATGATATTGAAGTCGGATTTAATCCCCCACTGGTTAATGCAGAACATAGAAAAAATAAAGGTATACCATTTAGCAAGGTTAGCGTATTGAAAAACGGCCATTCCCTCAACAGCAGTCTTTGTAAGTATGACCAGATTAAAGATCAAGTTTATTCTGTTAGTATTAGCTGGTCTAAACAGCCGGGCTCAACTGAAAGAGAGCGGAATGAGTATTCTTATGATATGGCTTCTTTCGAGGGGGTTAGCTACTTAGGTGCAAGGAGTCCAATGACACAGATAGCTGAGCAGATGAAAAAGATTAGAGAAGACTGGAGGCCGATTTCCCAGGGAAGCAAAAAAATTAAAACAGACAACTATAATTCAAGTGACAGAGCAGAGGAACAACGAGCACGTGAAGAGTGGTATCAGACCACTGTAAAGAAATGGGATAAAGAAAGGCAAAAAGATAACTAATACAATTGACCTGCTCCCCATAAATTAGCATACCACAATCTCAGGTTCCTCTTCGCTCAAAACAGGCAGTCAGATTTGATAGCGTTTTGGCTATGTAAATTGTCAGTCGGAAAATGAGTGTGTACAAATCAGGACAGGCGGGCAGATTGCCCGCCTTTTCTTTATCTGTTGTTTCATCCACTGACCAGCCAGGTCAAATAGCGTCTCATGTACTACCCAATGGAAAATAGTTGCACCCATTAACCACGGAGTTAAACGGATGAGTGACTATCATCACGGCGTGCAGGTGCTGGAGATTAACGACGGCACCCGCGTCATTTCCACCGTATCCACAGCCATTGTCGGCATGGTCTGCACGGCCAGCGATGCGGATGCGGAAACCTTCCCCATCAATAAACCGGTGCTGATTACCAATGTGCAGAGCGCAATTGCAAAGGCTGGTAAAAAAGGCACGCTGGCGGCATCGTTGCAGGCCATCGCCGACCAGTCAAAACCGGTCACCGTTGTCGTGCGTGTGGAAGACGGCACCGGCGACGACGAGGAAACGAAACTCGCGCAGACCGTTTCCAATATCATCGGCACCACCGACGAAAACGGTCAGTACACCGGACTGAAAGCCCTGCTGGCGGCGGAGTCGGTAACCGGTGTTAAACCGCGTATTCTCGGCGTGCCGGGACTGGACACCAAAGAGGTGGCTGTTGCACTGGCATCAGTCTGTCAGAAGCTGCGCGCTTTCGGGTATATCAGCGCATGGGGCTGTAAAACCATTTCCGAGGTGAAAGCCTACCGTCAGAATTTCAGCCAGCGTGAGCTGATGGTCATCTGGCCGGATTTCCTCGCATGGGATACGGTTGCCAGTACCACCGCCACCGCGTATGCCACCGCCCGTGCGCTGGGTCTGCGTGCCAGAATCGACCAGGAGCAGGGCTGGCATAAAACGCTGTCCAACGTCGGGGTGAACGGTGTTACCGGCATCAGCGCATCTGTATTCTGGGATTTGCAGGAGTCCGGCACCGATGCTGACCTGCTGAATGAGTCAGGCGTCACAACGCTGATTCGCCGTGACGGTTTCCGCTTCTGGGGTAACCGTACCTGCTCTGATGACCCGCTGTTCCTCTTTGAAAACTACACCCGCACCGCGCAGGTGCTGGCCGATACGATGGCTGAGGCGCACATGTGGGCGGTGGACAAGCCCATCACCGCAACGCTGATTCGCGACATCGTTGACGGCATCAATGCCAAATTCCGTGAGCTGAAAACAAACGGCTATATCGTGGATGCGACCTGCTGGTTCAGCGAAGAATCCAACGATGCGGAAACCCTCAAGGCCGGAAAACTGTATATCGACTACGACTATACCCCGGTGCCTCCTCTCGAAAACCTGACCCTGCGCCAGCGTATTACCGATAAATACCTGGCAAATCTGGTCACCTCGGTTAACAGCAATTAAGGAGCCTGACCGATGGCAATGCCGCGCAAACTCAAGTTAATGAACGTCTTTCTGAACGGCTACAGCTATCAGGGCGTTGCAAAGTCCGTCACGCTGCCAAAACTGACCCGTAAACTCGAAAACTATCGCGGTGCGGGGATGAACGGAAGCGCACCGGTAGACCTCGGCCTTGATGACGATGCGCTGTCAATGGAGTGGTCGCTCGGGGGCTTCCCGGATTCGGTTATCTGGGAGCTTTACGCCGCAACCGGTGTGGATGCCGTGCCGATTCGTTTTGCCGGTTCTTACCAGCGTGACGATACCGGCGAAACGGTGGCCGTCGAGGTGGTCATGCGTGGACGTCAGAAAGAAATCGACACCGGTGAGGGTAAACAGGGAGAAGACACCGAGTCGAAAATCTCCGTGGTCTGCACCTATTTCCGGCTGACGATAGACGGTAAGGAGCTGGTCGAAATTGATACTATCAACATGATTGAGAAGGTGAACGGCGTCGACCGGCTGGAGCAACACCGCCGCAATATCGGCCTGTGATTTTCATCCGGTCAGCCTGGCTGACCGGTTAACCCCGATTCATAAGTGAGAAAACCATGAACAAAGAAAATGTGATTACCCTGGACAATCCGGTCAAGCGTGGTGAGCAGGTCATCGAACAGGTCACGCTGATGAAACCCAGTGCCGGGACGCTGCGCGGTGTCAGTCTGGCTGCGGTCGCGAACTCTGAAGTCGATGCACTGATTAAGGTGCTGCCGCGCATGACGGCACCGATGCTGACCGAGCAGGAAGTCGCCGCGCTGGAACTGCCTGACCTTGTGGCGCTGGCCGGTAAGGTGGTCGGTTTTTTGTCGCCGAACTCGGTGCAGTGACGTTCCCGAAAAATCTCTCGGTCGATGACCTGATGGCGGATGTGGCAGTGATATTTCACTGGCCGCCATCAGAACTGTATCCCATGAGTCTGACCGAACTCATCACATGGCGCGAAAAGGCGCTCCGGCGAAGCGGAAACACGAATGAGTAACAATGTAAAATTACAGGTATTGCTCAGGGCTGTTGATCAGGCATCCCGCCCGTTTAAATCCATCCGCACAGCGAGCAAATCGCTGTCGGGGGATATCCGGGAAACACAAAAATCACTGCGCGAGCTGAACGGTCAGGCATCCCGTATTGAGGGATTTCGCAAGACCAGTGCACAGCTCGCCGTGACTGGTCATGCACTTGAAAAGGCACGGCAGGAGGCCGAAGCCCTTGCCACGCAGTTTAAAAATACCGAACGTCCGACCCGTGCTCAGGCGAAAGTGCTGGAATCCGCAAAGCGTGCGGCGGAGGACTTACAGGCGAAATATAACCGCCTGACAGATTCCGTTAAACGCCAGCAGCGGGAACTGGCCGCTGTGGGAATTAATACCCGCAATCTTGCACATGATGAGCAGGGACTGAAAAACCGTATCAGTGAAACCACCGCACAGCTTAACCGGCAGCGTGACGCGCTGGCGCGTGTCAGTGCGCAACAGGCAAAACTTAATGCAGTAAAACAGCGTTATCAGGCCGGAAAGGAACTGGCCGGAAATATGGCCTCAGTGGGCGCTGCCGGTGTGGGGATTGCTGCTGCGGGAACGATGGCCGGAGTTAAGTTGCTGATGCCCGGTTATGAGTTTGCGCAGAAAAACTCAGAATTGCAGGCCGTGCTCGGTGTGGCAAAAGACTCCGCCGAAATGACCGCACTCCGCAAACAGGCGCGCCAGCTCGGCGACAACACCGCCGCCTCAGCGGATGATGCGGCTGGTGCGCAGATTATCATTGCGAAAGCGGGTGGAGATGCTGCGGCTATTCAGGCGGCAACGCCGGTCACACTGAATATGGCACTGGCGAATCAGCGGTCGATGGAAGAAAACGCGCAACTGTTGCTGGGGACTAAGGCATCCTTTCAACTGTCAAATGATGATGTCAGCCATGTGGGCGACGTGTTGTCGGCAACGATGAATAAGTCGGCGGCTGATTTTCAGGGACTCAGTGATGCACTGACTTACCTCGGTCCGGTTGCTAGGACGGCAGGTGTAAGTCTTGAACAGGCAGCGGCCATGACAGGTGTGCTGCATGACAATAACATCAGGGGGTCAATGGCGGGGACGGGGAGCAGTGCCGTTGTCACCCGATTACAGGCACCGACTGGAAAAGCATGGGATGCACTCAAAGAGCTTGGCGTTAAAACCTCGGACAAAAAGGGAAATATGCGTCCGTTGTTCACCATTCTGAAAGAGATTCAGGCCAGCTTTGATAAACACAAGCTGGGAACGTCTCAGAAGGGGGAATACCTTAAAACCATTTTTGGTGAGGAAGCCCTGAAATCAGCGAACGTTTTACTGGCAGCGGCAGCAAGCGGAAAACTGGATAAGCTGACCGCCACGCTGAAAGCCTCGGACGGTAAAACGGAAGAGCTGGTTAAAATCATGCAGGATAACCTCGGCGGTGACTTTAAGGAGTTTCAGTCTGCTTATGAGGCGGTGGGGACTGACCTGTTTGACCAGCAGGAAGGCGCACTGCGTAATCTCACACAGACGGCCACAAAGTATGTGTTAAAACTCGATGGCTGGATCCAGAAAAACAAATCACTGGCGTCAACCATCGGCCTCATTGCCGGTGGCGCACTGGCGCTTACTGGCATCATCGGTGCAATTGGTCTTGTCGCCTGGCCGGTTATCACCGGCATCAATGCCATCATCGCGGCAGCAGGCGCAATGGGTGCAATCTTCACGACGGTTGGCAGTGCCGTTATGACGGCCATCGGGGCGATTAGCTGGCCGGTAGTGGCCGTGGTGGCTGCCATTGTCGCCGGGGCGTTACTTATCCGTAAATACTGGGAGCCTGTCAGCGCATTTTTTGGCGGTGTGGTTGAAGGGCTGAAAGCGGCAT